AAACACCGATCTTGTCAATAGAATCGGCAAACAAAAACTCATTCTCACTGAACTCTGTCAGAACGTCGATATCATCGAAGTCAACAACGACTTGCTCACGACCCCGAAACTCGTAAATGTCAGTGACAACACCATAGGAATAGGAGTGACCAGCACCCCAGTTACCGACAATCTTTGTACCAACTTCAATCATGTTCATAACCTCTCTCTTCATCATGTTTATATAATAACAAATTAAATCTTTGTTGTCAAGAAAAAAATGATGCTAGAACTCACTTTCTTTACTATCTGAATCGTTCGATAGAAATTTTTCGAAGTTCATGCGAGACTCATGATTGGCAAATCGAACGGTAACTAGAACACGACTCGCATTGTTTCGAAATTCAGTTTTTCGAACTTCAAAGTTGAAGTGTTCACTAAGTTCTTTCTTGTTTCGAAAGAACGTATTGGTGTCAAGCATGAATGCTGCTGGTATGGTATTGGTCATTTCTGTCTCTCTTTCGTTTCTCATCATATGTCCATTATATACGAGTCTCAGAGAATGTCAACATACTTATAGTTGAATAAACAAAAAAAGTGCCGACCAAATTTCTTCAGTCGGCACACCCAAGCATCTGGTCGGGGATTAAGATGCTTTTCGTTGTCGTTCCTCTTGCCGGAGTCGATCATACACCGACTTGACTAGAATGCGAGGAACCATGGAGTCGATAGAAGCTCGCTCCACGATATCGAAGTCATCCCCACCTTGCCGGCGTGACTCCGAAATTGCTTTTAGAATCCTATCCTGCATCATACTTCTCCCATATGATAGGCTTATTTATACCTGCCACCTTTTATGGTGACCTTCACCAATGTCTTCAACCCAGCGAATAAACAGGCCTAACTGCCGACCAAATGCTTCAATCTCCCACGGCCGGTCGAAATAGTCAGTGCCTTCCTCATCAAACTCAGCACCCATCCAAGTGGTGGTCTTGCATTTCAAACCATCTTTGCCGATGATGATACCACCGAACTCAAGTTCACCAGCGATGTGCTGTTTCATGTGAACCAACTCATGCATCAGAACAATCATCTTCTCACGCATCGGAAGGTCTTTTTTGATCTCAATGGAGAACTCACTATCACCAGCATCAATGCAATGGCCTTCAACATCAAGGTCAGTAAAATCAACATCGACTGAAATGTCCTCTAACTCGTCAAGTTTGAAAAACTTTGCCATCGCAAACTCAACAGCACTGATAACGTAGCTCTCAAGTTTGGTAGAAGCACCGTAGACGTTGATTTCCATATCGCCCTCTCATCAAGTTATGATTTATAATACGATATTTTAAATTAGTTGTCAACAGAAAAATGCACTGTTCCAAAATATTTTGGTGTAGCACCAGCGAACCCGCTACCACGTTTCAAACTGTGAAATACCTCCTTTGCCTTGCTCTCATCATCAAATGTGGCAATCACGTGGTCAATGCCGTCAATGCCATCAAACTCTCGAATCTTGTACATACCATCTTCCTCCAAGAATGTGTACATATTATACCTTTCCTTCTTTGATAAGTCTCTCACGATTGAGTTGATGAGCCTTCTCAACATCTTCTTTGTTTTGACCGTGGTAGGCAACTGCATGACCCTCCTTGATTAAAATGTCTGTAACCATCGTGAAGTTACCCTGATAGACGAAGTTGCCTAGAATGCGACCAAACTTACCCTTGGCATCTTCACCGTCTTTATCAATCCGTGTTCTAAGAACACTATCTTTGCCCTCTGGCAGAAGTTCTTTCAAACGCTCTTTTGCGAGCAAACCGAACTTCTTTTCTTCTTTATCACGGGTTCGTGACTCAGGAGTATCAATGCCCATAATACGGACACGCTCATTTTTCAACCAAACACCAAAACCAAGATCGATATCAACATCAACTGTGTCGCCATCGACCACTCTTAAAATCGTAGCTCTGTATTCGTACATTATCGTAAATCCTTGAATGTTCTTTTTTCAAATTTTCTCTGGCTAAATTCGCCTTGGCTTTCTTCATCATTACGCCGACTACCGAATACAGCATTGTCCATCACAGGATTATCTGAGATAAGTTCATCCTGTGCAGACTGTTCTACATCATATAGCCTCATCTTTGCCCTGTCAACCCCTACAACAAATCTTTTATTCATCACTGGATCATTGAAACGATTCTTCAACTGCTTCACCATAATCTGGTTTAGCGCCTCTAACTCCTCACTAGATACAAGGGCGAACATCAGATCGGTGGTAGCAGGTAGACCAAATGACTCTGATGTGTCTTCAAGGCCAGGGTCAGAGTTAGTGTAACCGCTACGAGTAGTTTGTGTAGCAGTCACGATGGGCACGTTCTTCTCAACCGCAAGCCCACGAAGTTCTTCAGCGATAGACTTAATCATCATATATGTATTGATATTAGAGCCATAGCGCATACGACTAGATGCACAGATGTTTAGATAATCAATGTAGATGATATCAGGCACAAAGTTTCTTTTCAAACGAAGTTCATTTAGTAGATGGCGAAAGTGACCAGTACCAGCAGAAGCTGTAGGATATTCTTTGACAATAAGTTTACCATCAGTCTTATGCCGAATACGCTCAACTCTTTTCTCATAGATTTTGAATGGCAGGTCTTTCAAATCATCCAGACTACAATCAAGCAGATTAGCATCAATACGCTCTGAGATACGTTCTTCCGCCATCTCCATGGTGATGTAGAGAACCTTCTTATTGTCCATCAGATTGTTAGCAGCAAAGTGACACATGGCAAGAGACTTACCAACACCAGTGCCAGCAAGAATACAAGTCAATGTCTTAGATGGCAGGCCACCCTTGGTAATTGTATTCATGTATTCTAAGTCAAATGGCACACGCTCTTCAACTTTATGATAGAACTCATATCGTGCTGCAAAGTCTTCTAGCCAGTCATGACCGATATGATTGTCAAAACTAATGGACAATGCCTTAGATAGAATCTCTGGAATAGCACCTTTGGTCCTATCTTTGTCTTTACCGTCAATGATTTGAATAGAGTCCATGATGGCATTATAAACTGCCTTCTCTTGACAAAACTCTTCAGTCTTATCAATCAACCACTCATTATCTGTTTCAGACTTTTCTAACTCTTTTACATACTCAATACAACTCTCATATAGATTTTCATCGGTGACAGTATCACCAAGTGTAATGTCTAAAACTTCTTTGGTTGGCAGTGTATTGTATTGATCTACATGCTGGTGAATGGTGAGATAGAGAGTCTTCTCAGTTTCGTCTTGAAAAAACTCTTTATTAAGAAACGGCAGGACTTTCCGACTGTAGTCCTCGTTGTGAATCAGATTGCTCAGAATCGTCGTTTCTATTCTCATCATTTTTCCCGTTCAGTGTATTAATAATAATGTTAACCAGAATGTCACCAAGATAATTATTGAACACAGGATCGTGGTCAGTAATTTTATGTGGGTTCTCAAGAAATTCATAATCAAATTTCAAAGTCGCTTCATCTTCATCTTCATATACCTCCTTCATGTGAACTTTACCATATCTGACGATAGTACCACTATACTTGTCTTCTGTCAAGCGAATAGGATATGTTGCATCTTCTTCATACAATTCATCTACAAATTCATAGTGACTATTGTACTCAGCAAAACGCTCAAGGTCAATCTTACTCATTCAACAACTCCGGCACTAGCTCTTCATCATCAATGTCATTCACATAGTCATCAGCAGGACCATACTTGTATTCTTCTGCTGCTGCTCGTTCAAGACGATCCATAATGTCATCAGTGAAGAACTTCTGAGGATCGCTGTTAATTGCTTTGCCAAAGTGCTTTGACCCATCAGGAAACTCATAGCGTGTTGAGACTTTCTTGATGATATTGTATTGCTCTGCTAGATCAAGCAGACCATAGTATCGGTCTAGACCATGCGTGTATGATAAACGCACCTCTACCTGCTTCTTCTCTTTTGTAAATCGTGACTTCTCAGCAGTGACCTTGATAAGATTGCCCTCACCCTTGTCAACATCTTTATCACGCTTTTTACTTAAAAACAAAATAGTCGATGCAGTATATTTTAGACCAGACCCACCAGACATTTCTTTTGTAGGCACATATGCACCGACAACATCGTAGGTATGATTGGTGATAATCATAGGGACTTGTGCCTTGGCAAGTTTCAAGCCCAGAGTTCGAAACGTTGCCTTGATGACCTGCGCCTTTGTCATATCACGAGTTTCTTTACCATCTAGACTATCTTCCATCTCTTTTGTGGTTGATAGTTGACCAAGAGAATCTAGCACCATCATCATGGGTGGCGACTCTTTGCTGTCAATATAACGGTCTAGAACTTGTAGACCATGATGACGAAACTGTTGGATTGTTTGTGGTTCTGCTACAATAAGACGATTGGTATCGATACCTCTCGTCTCCATCATGTCTTTAGTTACAGCAGCCTCTGTGTCGTAGTAGATAGTACCACCGTCTTTGTTTTGCTCTAGAAAGTTTTTGACCATTCCTAAAGCAAAGAATGTTTTTCCTGTAGCTTGCTCTCCAGCCAGTGCCACAACTTTATTATTGGGTACACCACCATAAAGACTGCCAGAGACAAGAGCGTTAAGAATGTAACTACCAGTATCAATCCAACCGCTAAACTCAGCAGAATTGCCGCCGTCAGAGAGTAAATGAGTGTTTTCATCATTAAGTTCTTTCACCATACTTTTAAAATAATCAGACATACTATTCCTTTTCAAAATAAGACCCATCTAGGATCGCCTCAACCTTTTCCATTTGTTGTTTGATAATAGGGCCACGATTAGGCCAGTGAACATATTCTTGATTTTGCGTTCTATACAAACTACCGAGAAGAGGCATAACAATCTCTGACATTGCCTTCACTTTTTGATTGGCAACACTGTCAGCAAGTTGCTTGCGTTCTTCTACAATATCTTCATTATCATAAATGAGACTTAGTAGTTTGTCAACCTTTTTCTCCATGTTCTTCAGACTGTCTAACTTCTTCTCTAGTTTCTCTTCAAGAGAAGTTAAATCTTCTTTTGCAGCAAGTACAGGTTTGTCTGCTTGTGCCACTTCCTCTTGTTCAATTACTTTTCGGCGATAGGTATCCTCATCTACCGCTGTAAAGCCAAAGTCATCTACCCAGTTACTCATGTATTGCTAACTCCCCTACCAATTTTGAAACCACCGGTCACTTTTGTTTTAGGACCAACCTTGGTCACCTCTGACTTCACAAGTTTCTTGCGTGACACTTTTTTTGCTTCTTTTAGTCCTGGCTTACCACGCCAACCCTTCTGAACAATTTTTTGTTTGTTCTTAGGGTCACGCTTCTCTTCAAACTTGCGCCGATCAAGAATCTTAGACCGCATCAATTGATTGAATGTGTCGGATGCCTCGACAGCTTCGTCGTTGAATAAAGTTTGAAGTTTGCCGTTTTGATATGATTCTAAATCTTTATACGTAGCACGACTACGTTTGATCTTTGCTTTTAGTTCATCAGTCATCTCAGCAAAGACTAGTTTCATCTTAACATTCTGACCAAACAACATACGATGCCGCCGGCCTGCTTCAAAAGTTTTCTTACCGCCTTGTTCATATATTTCTTTTACATAAGCAAGGACTCTACTAGATACATTATTCGAATAATCAAAGTAAGCACGAACCCACTGGCCATTAAAAAAAATGAAAATAGTAAAAAAACCAGGAAACGTCGGCTTGCCATATTCGCCTTCTTCTCGTGTTAATTTGTAACCGATTGATCCATTCTTTCGAATTC